AATATCTTTAGTATCTAAATTTAGATTAGCATCTATTTTAAGATCTTTCTTACAGATGTCTTGTACTAATTTACCTATTGATCCTTGAAAAGATCTTTGTAAAACCTTTGTTTGGTTATTATATAATTGTTCTGATACTACTCTAAATTTATAGAATTGTTTACCTGGAGCTTCTCTAACAAAATTAAATACTTCTGCAATGTATAAGGTTATATCAAATTTAGAAACCTTTTCATCTGTTCCATCAAGTGGTTCTCTTTTTAATTTAATTTCTATCTTTTCATTACCGCATACCTTTGCCTCTTCTAAAAAGTTTGATGCGTCTTGAATCCAAATCACCCCTTCTATAAAGGGTGTATTAATATCTTCATAAAATTCTAGTTTTTGAACAAAGTCATTAATGTTAATTGCTTTTTTACCAGAATTAGGATAGAATAAAACCTTTGTTAATTCATAAGAATCAGGTGATATATTACCAGGAGCACCTTCAACGGCTCTACTTGAAGTACTAGACATTTAATATTCTCTCAAACTCATCTGCAAACCTATCTATATAGGCTGGATCGACCACTCTTATTCTGGATCTTTCCTCATTTAATTCAGTAACATAAGAACGATTAGTCTGATAAGATAAGTTGGAGGAAGATTCTCCACCTTCTATGAATATAGCATTTGTTACTTGTCTTTTCTCTTTATCTCCAGTTTTATAATAATGATGTGGAGCTTCTGCATATTTAAATGCTTCATATGTAGAGACTGAATCCCCTGATTTATCACCAACTAATAATTCTGTACCTCCAGATATTGCGGTTGGATCACCGAGTGGGGCATTTGAATTTACACTTTGAATTATTAATTGATTTAGGTCTACATTCTTTTTAGTTAATTTTCCACTAAATCCAGATATAGAACCTGTGATTGTTTCTCCAAGATTAAATGCACCATTAGAAACATTTGGAACTGAACCAGCTAAACTATCTTGGAAGCTTGTTATAATCCCATCGGTATTTCTAACAATAACTGGTTTTGTATTAATAGCATAACCTTCATATTCTGTTTCCATATAATCAAACAAATCTTCTTGACTCATTGGCCATGCACGCATACCATCATGTAATAAATCATTTACAATAAAGAATGTCCAATAATAATTTGGATTATCATATAATCTCTGTGAAACTATATCTGGTCTTTCCCCATTCATTATTTCATAAAAGGTATATGCTGAATTATTATCAATAAAGTTTTGTAAAGGTCTAACACTTCTATAAATGTTAACTACGTTTTGTACCACTCCGTTTCTTTCGAAGTCATATTGTACTTTAGGAAATTGTTTAAAGAATGCCATTATCCTTCACCTCCTGCTGCGGATGATTTACCAGCGGAGGATTGATTTGGGTATGATCCTGGTCTACTATAATCGTAAGAAGGATCGCCACCTCCTGCACTGTCTGTATATATATCGTGTCTTGTAAGTTGTTGAGCTTCTGCGAAGGTTAAAGACATTTCTAAGGCAGTTGGTTGACCATCTATAAAGAATGAATTACCATCCGGATTAATATTACATTGAATACCCTCTAAATAACAATCATGTATCATTGGCATGTATTTATTTTCTTCTTCGCCAACAAAGAATTGTATTTTCCATTTTGGTGGATACTTAAGTGAAAATGAACCCACTGCTTTTGGATATAGATATTTTCTAAAAAAGTTTTCTATCTTTCTAGAATCTTCTGCCTCTTCTTTTGATTCTGGTACTAACTTAAAGGAAAAATCAAATGATCTTAATGCAACACCATCAAATGCTAGTGCAGTTTGGGGATTAAAAGCAAGTCCTTGTTCTAAAGCTGCCTTTGCCGCCAATCCTCCTGCATCACCAGTAAGTCCTTTAATAGCTTTCATACCCATTACGGTAGCATCTGTTTCAGAAAATATATCAGCTGCTTTAGCAGTTTCACCTTCTTTTACTGAATTAACAACCTTATTCATAGCATTAACACTTCCCAATTCTAATCCTGTAAATGAAGCTCCATCTTTTACTTGGAACCCAGATGGAATGAATAAATGCACTCGATCTACCTCAGTAGCGGGTGGTTTATGTTTACCTGTAAGAGAAAAGCCAATATGTGGCATATTAGCATCTGCACTATTACGAAGTGATCTTGGAAAAGTTAATATTGAAGACATATAAATACCTGTATAAAATTAAATTATTATAGGTTTATTTATATGAGTTACAAAGGCAAATACACAATAAAAAACAAAACTAAATATGGTGGCGATTCTAGTAAGGTTGTATATAGATCTTTATGGGAAAGACAAGCATTTAGGTGGTGTGAAGAAAATCCAAATATCAAAAGATGGAGCTCAGAAGAGATTGTTGTTCCATATAAATGGCAAGTAGATGGAAGAATACACCGTTATTTTGTTGATTTATTAATAGAAATGAAGAATGGTGAGGTATATCTTGTTGAAATTAAACCCAAGAAAGATACCGTTCCTCCAAAAACTAAAAGAAAAACAAAGAAACACCTAAGAGAAGTCACAACATTTATTAAAAATACAGATAAATGGAATGCTGCATCCCAATTTGCAGAACATAAGGGATGGAAATTTCAGGTTTGGACAGAAGATACTTTAAAGAATTTAGGTATCAAACTACTATCAGGAAAGCATAAATAGTAGTATGGCGAGTTTATTCGATACATTAGAAACCCAGGCATTCCGAGCTGGCATAACAGCAAGGACGAAGGAAAGTAAGAAATGGTTTGAAACCAATGTTAAGAAATTGGGTGCGGTTAGTCGGCAGGCTTTATTAAAAGATGATGCATTAGATAAAGTTACAAAAACTCTTTGGGGTAATATGTATATGTATTTTTATGATCCCAAGTTAAAAGAGGAATTACCTTATTACGATAGATTCCCTTTAATAATAATGGTTCAACCAGCCCCAGGTGGATTCTATGGATTAAATTTACATTATTTAAATCCTAGAGTAAGAGCTAAGTTTCTTGATGAATTAATGAAAACTGCGCCAAAGAGAATTACAGATAAGAGTAGGATAAGAGCTAGATACGATTTATTAACATCAAGTAGAAAGTTTAAAGAATTTAAACCTTGTTTCAAACACTACCTAACATCACACGTAGCTTCAAAAATAGTTCGTGTACCTATGGCGGAATGGGAAATAGCTATATTCTTACCAACAGAACAATTTAAGAAGAAAGGTAAAACAGCAGTTTGGGCTGAATCAAATAAGATAGCTAGGAGTTAAAATGCAGATAGACAATTTAAAATCAACAATAGCAAAGAAAGGTGGATTAGCTCCAGCAAATAGATTTAATGTAATGTTTGCCCCACCAGATGTTTCTTTACTTAATTTAGATATACAAAACATAATCGGGTCAGTTATATCAGGTAACTTTAGTGTTGGTAATTTAATTAATGATCCAAGAGATATATCTTTACTTTGCAAATCAGTCAGTTTACCAGGAAGAACATTATCTACATTTGAACATGACCACGATAGACAACAGAACAAATACCCATATACATTTATTGATGAGGATGTATCAATGACATTCCATTTAACAAATGATTATTATATGAGAAATATGCTTGAGCAATGGCAGTCAGGCATATTTAATAGCAATTCATATGTCACAGGATTTAAAAAAGATTATTCTGTGGACGTGATAATACAGCAACTTAACCAGAAGAATATTCCGGTTTATGGAGTTAAATTAGAAAAGGCTTGGCCTGTTTCTTATGATTCCGTTACTCTGGATAATTCACAGGCAGATGCTGTGACTGAAATGAGCGTGACTTTTGCTTATGATAAATTTGTACCGGAAGGACCATTAAGTTCTACTGGTTCAGCAATAAGAAGCGCAATTAATACTATTATATAGGAGATAAATTATGGCTTTGCCAGTAGTGAAAGGTTCTCGATATACGACGGTGATCCCGTCAACAGGAACCAAAATAGAATACAGACCTTACAATGTAGGGGAAGAAAAGTTATTAATGGTAGCTTTAGAATCGAAAGATCAGAAAATGATTATTCGAACACTAAAAGATATTATGGAAACGTGTATATCAGAAAAAGTAGATTTTGATAAATTTACCGTTTTTGATTTTGAATCCTTATTTTTAGCTTTACGATCCAAGTCTGTAGGAGAGGTCGTTGATTTAGAACTTAAGTGTATGGATGAAGGATGTAATGCAGTTACGCCAACATCTGTTAACTTAGAAGAAATAAAATTAACGGATCTTCCAGAAACTAACACTGTTATTATAGATAATGATATAGGTGTTACGTTAAGATTTCCCGGAATAAAGGATGTCGAAAAATATGATGATGATCATCTTCAGAAAGTTGAAGGTGCATTTGATTTAGTTATTGATTGTATTGATACAATATTTGATGGAGAAGGTGTTTATGATACTAATGAAGAACCAAGAGAATCAGTTGCCGCTTTTGTTAATAACTTAAGCTCAACCCAATTTAAAAAGATTTCTTCATTCTTTGAAAGTACACCAACTCTAACTCACGATGTAGAGTATAAATGCGTTAGTTGTGGTAAGAAGAACGAGATAGAACTAAAAGGTCTTCAAAGTTTTTTTACCTAGGCCTCTCGCATGATAGTCTTGTAAACCATTATAAGACTAATTTTGCAATGATGCAGCATCACGGTTATTCGTTAACCGAACTTGAAAGTATGGTGCCATGGGAGAGGGAAATTTATATAGCTCTCTTGCAGGAACATATCCAAAAGGAGAACGAAAGGTTGAGAAATCAACAAGCTAAAATGAGGAAATAAAAATGGCTAGAGAAGATCAATTTCAGGGAGATATGTCCCGTAATGAAGTGGAAATAGATTTAAAGAAATTTATGTCTATGGTTTCTGAAATAGGGGAACTAAAACAAGAAATATTTGAATTAACAAATGACGATAGAAAGAATCCATGGCAAAAATGGATTTTTATGGCTAAGATGATAGATGCATGGAGAATAGTTCCAAGGATCTTTCTAGGAGTATATGTATACTTACTATACTTCGCTACATTCTGGTTTATGGATTTAGCAGAGCCAAGTATAGAACAATCAGGCCTGATCAGTATCTTAGTAGGTGCAGGCGCGGCATGGTTTGGACTATATGTTAATTCAGCAGCAAAAGAACACGGGGACAATAACCCAAATTAGGATAACTAATGGCAGACGACGATAAAAAGAAACCGGTCGCTCCTTCTAAGCCTATTGAAAAAAGGAAAGAAGAAAAGAAAAAAGAAAAACCAGATCCCATAATCAATAAGATTGATAAGGGAGTACAAGATGTAAATAAAAATCTTGATTCTTTAATTAAAAGAGCTGGTAATAGTTCTAATAGAGCAGAGCAGAGAGCAGATTTATTACTGAAAGCTGCAGATGCTCAGAAAAAGATCGATGAGTTAAATGCATCAGGAAGAAAAGAAGAAGCTTCTGCTCTTCAGGCATCTTTCGATGAAACGTCTAAGCTATTAAAAGGTTCTAAAACTGATGCAGCAATTGGTAATAGATTAGCTGAATTAGCATTAATAAGTCAGGATACTTCTGACCTAATAGAAAAATATGGGTCAAAAGAAGATCAAGATAGTAAAGAAAACCTCTCTGGTATAAATGGTATTATATCAAAGCTAGAGGAACAAAAGAAATCTTTAGATGATGATACTTTAAATCAAGATCTAGGAAGACAATTAAAAGCTCTTGGTGGAGCTTTCGGAAGAAACTTAGAGGGTGAAGTTGGAGAATTACAAGATGCATATGATTCTGCCAATGCTGATTTAACACAAGCATTAGAAGATGGTGATGAAGAAGCTGCAGCAGCTGCTAGAGAACAATTAGCAGCAATAGCAGAAGGTGCAGAATCCGAAGAGAATCGTAGAGAAGCTCTTAAGTTAAACGAAGAAGCTAATTCTTGGTTATTCCAAATGGCATCATCAATGGAAAGCTTTGGATCTAAATTAGATGATGTAGCTTCTAAGGGAGCTAAAGGAGCAGGAATCCTTGCAGGTTTAACTGGTTTAGCTTTAATGTTTATCGATCCAGAAAAATTCCAAGAGATCATGGTTGGTATAATCGATAAAGCTTCTATAGTATTCCAAACAATTGCAGCAGTTCTCCAGGGAGACTTTGATACAGCAGGTCAGCTCTTTAGTGATAACATGGGAACATTTGGTGTATTAATTGGATCATTAGGTCTGTTATTTGCTGGTAAGATAATTAAAGTTATAGGTACAGCAATTAAAGTTGCAAGAGTATTTAGAATCTTTATGATGGGAACATTTATCCCAACTCTATATGCTGCATTTATGAGTATGATGACCGCTTTAGCTCCAATAGTAGTTGCAATGGCTCCGATACTATTACCTGTTCTAGCCATCATGGCATTAATCGGAGGTCTTTATTATGGATTTAAGAAATTACAAGATTCATTAGGACCAGGTGCAAGTATAATGGATACGTTAAAAGTAGGTATGTTATACTTTGTTGATTTCCTAGCGATGATTGTAAATGGTATTACATGGATTCCAAGAAAGATACTAGGATTCTTAGGACCTAGATTAATGAAATGGATCATGGGTGATGATTTCGATACATCTGCAATAGAGAACCTAGCAGCTGGATTTGATACTAATAGAGGTGCAACAGCAGCTGCAGAAATAAAAGCTAAGAACGAAGCAGCTGCAGCCGAGAAAGCTAAGGAAGAAGCTAAAGAAGATCCATTTGAAGCATCTCAAAAAGATACAAGTGATTTATCTCCAGAAGATTTAGCTAAATTAAATCAATCTCCTACCACTACAGATGGCCAAGGGATGATTGATACCTCTACAGAAAATGCAGCAGCACAAGGCGGAGGTCAAACAACTAACGCAGTAATTACAAACGCGACTGGTGGAACTTCTAATGTTTCTAATGTCGTTACATCAACTACGGTTCAAACACCGATGACACAGGCAGCAGCCGTGTTAGGATCTGTCACAAGTAGATAGATGATTTATAAAAAAGCCCTACTTCATATAGGTACTAAAAAATGTTCTAGTATCGGTCAAGGTGGTCGCGGTAGAAAAACTAAGATTGCTACAAGTACGATGAACAAGCACAAAAAGAAATCACACAAGAAATATCGTGGTCAAGGGAGATAATGGATAAAATACCTTATTGGATAGTAGCATTACTAGTTTATGTAATTGGTGGTGCTCTTATGTTATTAGTATTACTATATCTCTAAAAAAAAGGCCGAAGGTTTAATCGCCTCCGACCTTTTCCAATCTATAGTATTGAATACGTTAGATTGTACTACAGACCAACTAGTCTAACTCTCGTTAGCTAATTTATTAAAGTAGCTTAAAGTATCATCCTCATCCGAAGAAGATTCCTCACCGGCGGGTAATGATGGCTCGGGAGCTGATGTCCCGACATTAAAATTAGATGTGGTTTCCATCGTAGGAACAGGCGCAGTGGACATTGCTGCCATATCCGCACTGATCCCAGCATCGACACCCAATACTCTATTAAGCTTAGCTTTAAGTTCATCGTATGATTTATAGGATTTAGGATCAGTAAACTCACCTAGTGAATTTAACTGCTCATAAGTTTCTTGTAATGCTGCATCATCACCATCATGTAAAGCTGAAGGGGTTGAGAACTCTGATTTATCATAGTTAACCCATCCGTCTACTTTTCTGATTTTGATTTTGAAATCAGCACCTTCCCAAAAATCATATGGGTTTACAGGTTGCTCATCGGCAAATGATGGTTGCATAACATCCATAATTTTGTCGAAGATTCTTTTACCGAATTGATAAAGTTTTACTTGCCCATTATTTTCTGGGTGTTCAGGATCATTAATCACTAGAATGTTTGACACATAATGTAATCTTCTTTTCCTTTCTCTAGCTAAAGCTTTATCCTCGTCTCTACCTGTGTTCCAAAGAACAGTATTTGCTTCTGATACAGGATCAGGTTGATTAATAGAGGTTAAAGATTTTTCTATATACCATAGACCATTTGGACCTTTAAATCCGTGATCCCAGTATCTTACCCAAGGAAGATCTTCGCCTTCTTTGGCAGGTAAGAATCTGATTACCGCGTAACCATTTCCTGCTTTATCTCTAGTAGGTTTCCAAAGGCGATCATCACCATAAGATGAATTATCTGCTTTTGGGGTGGATACAGCTTCTGCTGCTTTTACGAGTTTATCGATTGATGAGCCTCGTGCGCTCTTTAAGTTTTCAAATGACATTTTATTTTCTCCATGTACACTGTATTGTTGAATTATCCACTTTATTCATAATGTAAGAGTATATTATACCACACTTCTATGGTTTTGTAAACCTCTTTTTGACAATATTAATCATATTATCTTTTTCAAAGTTTACAAATGGACCGTATTTTATAATCTTTCTAGAAACGTCTGGCCAAAATAATGTTTCGGTTATCTTGTTTCCTTCTTTA